GATTGTGGCGTTTAACAATGTTGCTACACGCAACTTCACTGGCGTCTAAGAGGAGTAGGAAACTATGGCTGTCAATCTCTCTGCCATCAAAGACCTTCTCCTCCCTGGACTTCGGGGAATTGAAGGCAAGTACGAGATGATCCCATCTCAGTACGACAAAATCTTCACAAAGCATGATTCAAAGCTTGCTTTGGAACGCACCGCTGAAATGCGCTTCTTGGGCCTTGCCCAATTGAAGACTGAAGGCGCGCAAACATCGTTCGATAACGGTGCTGGCGAGCGTTATGTCTACAATCAAGAGCACACCGAAATTGGTCTCGGTTATGCCATCACTCGCAAAGCGATTGATGATAACCTCTACAAGACCCAATTTCATCCATCAAACCTCGGCCTGATTGAGTCATTCCAACAGACCAAGGAAATTTACGGTGCGAACATTCTGAACACCGCAACAACCTACAACTCTTCAGTTGGTGGTGACGGCGTTGCTCTCTGTTCAACATCGCATCCGATTGATGGTGGCACTGTTGCAAATACACCAACAACCCAAGTTGACCTCAACGAAGCTACATTGCTGAACGCTATGATCGCGATCCGCACTAACTTCCGCGATCAAGCTGGTTTGAAAGTGTTTGCTCGTGGTCGCAAATTGATCGTTCCTCCTCAGTTGGAGCCTGTTGCAATTCGTCTTCTGAAGACAGAATTGCGCCCAGGAACAGCCGACAATGACGTCAATGCTATCCTCAGCACAAGCGGTGGTCTCCCAGAAGGTTACATGGTTAACGACTTCTTGACCTCTGCATATGCTTGGTTCTTGCTGACAAACATTGACGGTCTCTCATACATGGAGCGCGTGAAGTTTGAAACAGACCTTCAAGTTGACTTCGTGACTGACAACCTTTTGGTTAAAGGTTACGAGCGTTACTCGTTCGGATATTACAACTGGAGAAGCATCTACGGCTCCTTCCCGACTTCTTAAGGTTGAGTAAAAAATGCTTGATGCGCGTGAAAAAAACCGTTTAAAAGCGGCTGAATATCGAAAAAATAATCTTGATAAAATCAAGGATATTAATCGACGTTCTAAAGCTAAACAACGTCAAAACCCTGAAAAGGTTTTGGAAATTCGTGCGTATCAAGCATTATATCGCGATAAAAACCGCAATGTCCTAAAAGACAAAGAACGTGAAAGAAAATTTGGTATTTCTAAAATAGAATATGCTAAAATGTTTCATTCACAAAACGGTGTTTGCGCGATATGCTCAAATCCCGAAACCGCAACTAGAAAAGGTGTGATTAAGGCTCTTGCTGTTGATCACGACCACAATACTGGTAAGGTTCGGGGCCTACTTTGTTCGGAATGCAATATTGGTATTGGAAAGTTAAAAGAAAATCGTAACAATTTTCTTTTAGCAATTGAGTACTTAGATTACCATTCCAATAAAGAAAAAGTCGTGACAGATTTCGTAGTTCTTCAGAAGGAGAAACAAAATGTCCGATATTAATGGTGGGTTCTACCCAAACGCCAATGGTAGTCCAGTTCAACCTGGCACTGCTTTTACTGGCCCTCTGATTGCTGGCAACGTACTTCACTCTGACGGCACGGGCAACCTTGCTGCTCTTGGTGGTACAACTGGCACTGCTAACACAGGTTATGCTGTTATGGCGCAATCTGCTGTAGTGACACAAGCAAGTGGCGCTACTACGATTGTTATCCCTGCTCAGTCTCAAATTCTCCGTATCGCTATGATGGTGACTACGGGTTGGACTGGGTCAGCAAAAACATTTTCTGTTGGTGCAACTGCTGGCACGACTGCTGCCACTGCATTTTCACCAAACACTGAAGATGGCACAAATGCTGGATTGTTGTCTATCACACCTAGCACAACAGCTCAGATTGCTAACTGGGATAATATCTCGAACAGCACATTCCAAACTGGCGGACCTGTGGACGTTCAGATCTTGGTAACTTCGGCAAACACTGGCTCTGGAGTTGGTACTCTTACTGTTGAGTACATCCAAGGCATCAACAACGCATCGTAGTAGGAGGCTCTAATGAAGGGTCACAAAGCAGCACATCACGGTCGTAAGCACCGTTCAACTGGTGGGGTTAACGAGGCCGAAATGGACCTCCACGACAAGCCAGAAGCACGCACAAACGCCAAGAAGATTGACGCTGAAGCTGAAGCAATGCACGCTAAGCACGGTGGTCGCGCAAAACGCAAACATGGCGGTCATGTTGCTCATCATCACTCAGGTATGGTGAAGCACGTTGGCCACATGCATGGCGAACATGCTAAGCACCATGCTGGCCGTAAGCCTCGTAAGAGCGGCGGCAGCGTTGAGTCAAATCCTTTTAGCTCAGCTCTTCATGGCACCCCAGCCAAGGGCCGCAAGCTCGAAAAAGAAACAATGGGCAAAGACGAGTAATCGTCCCTTGTTCGGGTTGTTTTCTGACGGGGGCCATCGCGCCCCCGTTTTACTAAATGAGGACAAAATGACTGGTGCTTGGCAACGCAAAGAGGGCAAAAACCCTGAAGGTGGTCTTAATGCAAAGGGCCGTGCGTCGGCTCGAGCTGAGGGGCATAATTTAAAAGCTCCCACAAAAGACAGCGAAAATCCTCGTCATCAAAACTTTAGGGCAAGAATGTGCGGGATGAAGGAAAAACTTACTTCTGCTAAAACTGCTCATGACCCCAATAGCCGTATTAATTTGGCGCTGAAAAAATGGGGAGTTAAGTGCTAATGACCGATAAACCAATTTGGGAAAAGCATCTCCCCAAAGATCATCACACGAAACATTTAACGCACAAAAAAGTGCAATTGGCTAAAGCGCACGCAAGAGCTGCTGGCAGACCTTACCCAAATCTGGTAGATAATGCTGCTGTTGCACGCATGAAAGGTAAATAATCATGGCTTCCTTTTCTCAACCAGGCGTAGTCTGGGATTCGATTACAAAAAATGGCAAACATGAACCATTCGAATTGCAAGTTGGTCGTGGATTAATCTCATACCATCAACCTGTTGAGATTTTTGGCTATTCAACTCAGGTTGCATCAACTGCTCTTGGACCTACTTGGGAAGGTCTGACACAATCAGGCGGCGCTTATGTTTATCCCTCATCAGCTATTCAGCTTGTTTTGCTGAGTGCATCTGGCGCAACTGATGCTGGCTTGATTGTTCAGGTTAACGGCTTGGATGCAAACTATAATGCCATTTCAGAACTGGCGACACTCAATGGTTCTGGAACTGTCACAACAACCAATTCTTACTTCCGTATTAATGGTTTGTTTGTTACAAATGGACTTAATGCTGGTAATATTACTGCTAAATCGTCTGGCGGCACATTATACGCTCAGATCAATGCTGGTATCGGACAAACACAAATGTCCATTTACACAGTCCCTGCTGGCTATACCTTCTATCTTACTTATATCCAAGCCAACGCATCAATCGGATTTACATCCAGCGCATATATGACGTTTGCTGAGTATAATAAGTTTAACCTTGGTGCAACTATCCAAGAAAATGGTTATAACTACACAACAAATGGGAACACAACTGTGTTAGCGCAGTCTCCGTTTGTGCAAATCTTTAACATTCCGTACACTGTTCCTGTCGCTCATCCCGCTGGAACGGACATTCAATATCAAATTAAATCAAGCACAGGCGGACCATATATTGCGTCAATCTTTGCTGGTGGTTATTTGATCAGTAATGCTACAGCTACCACGTTCTAATTGGAGCTATAATGACCACCAGCAACACATATAATTACAATCCGTCGCTTGGTGACATAACTCTTTATGCGTTCCAACTTTGCAACGTGCGTCCTACGCAATTAACTCAAGAGCATATGCAGTCTGCTAACATGGCCGCTAATATGCTCTTGGGCCGTTGGTCTTCTGAAGGCGTTAATTTATGGGCAGTTGACCTGCAAACCATACCTTTGGTGCAGGGAACAGCAACTTATAGCGTTCCATCCAATACTGTTGTTATGTTGGATGCTTATATTACGACTGGATCTGGATCCACGGCTATTAATCGGTTGATTTTGCCGATCAGCCGCACAGAATATGCCTCTTATCCCAATATTCAGCAGCAGGCATTCCCAACAACATACTGGTTTGATCGACTTTTGTCGCCAACAGTCACACTTTGGCCTGTCCCAGACGGCAATCAGACGTCTTTTAGCTATTATCGCGTGCGTCAAATACAAGATGCCAACTACACAAGCGGCCAAACGGTCGAAATTCCCTATTATTTTTTAGAAGCTTTTGCTTACGGGCTTGCGCTGCGCCTTGCAATGATATGGGCGGCCGATCGCATACCTGCATTAAAGCCTTTGGCTGATGAATCGTACAATATTGCTGCTCAACAGAACATTGAAACTGCTCAGCAATACATTTCACCGACAATTTCGTCTTATTTTAGGCCTTGATGAGGAGCTTAAATGGCATATGCATCACAGGCAGGAAGGGCGAGAACAAGTAGTAAGAATCCGCAGGCACATGCCATATGTGATCGTTGCGGATTTCGCTATAATTTCGTCGATCTCCAGTGGCAATACGACTGGCGCGGAGCAACACTCCAAAATTTGCGCATCCTCGTTTGCACGCCTTGTCTTGATATGCCGCAAGAACAGCTTCGTGCCATTGTCGTACCAGCTGATCCAACGCCGATCATTCAAGCGCGGCCCGAAAATTACGCCCTTGACTCCACTGACTATCAAACAACTTCGGCTCCGACGGTTACGAATCCT